GAATGAATGCGTTTGTTTCGCGATTTATATAATCTTGAGATGGTTGATATACAAGTTTCTGCAACTTGTCTGCATTGTTCCAAAACTCCTTGAGTGATCCCAATGAAATAAACACATGTTTAAAATCTGAGGCATTTCTTCCGTTCAGTTTTTCGTAGAATACAAAATAATCTCCCAATGCACAGGAACGTCTTGCCAACTGAGACAATGCTTCAAGTGGAGTATATCCAGGACATACAAATGGATTTTGCATTTTAATGTCGGGATCAATTGTATTGACGTTTAGGTTTGATACTTCATTTACGTCAGAATAAATTTTAGAGAATACACTTCTCAGTCCTTTGTCTGTACCAAAACTTTTGTACAGTCTTTTCTTTTGTGATGCGATTGCAGACTTTGATGTAAAACTCAATTCATACGTCATAGCATTTTCATTATCGTATTGAATTTTACCTATTTCATAAACAATTAAATCGTCACGCGAAATAAGAGTTTCGTTTGAGCCGCCTGGCTTGGTTACTCGCAACGTGATTGTTTCGCCGCCAGTAAACATAAACTTTTCAATACCACCAACATAATCATAAACGCTTATCTTACCTGTAATTGACGGACTAAAAATGTCTTCGTATATTTCAAGACGATTGAAAGAATTGCCTAGTGAAATAGTTTTGCCGTTTTTAATTTTAATAAAGAGAGCAGATAAGATGTAGGTATCTTTAATGTGATCTGGCGTAGTTGACTCTGACTCTATTTGAAAGCCAAATTGATCGCGCGGTACATTAAGTTTGGGAAATGTGTATGCCATTATAGATTATCAAATAATTCTTGTAAACCAGTTTCAAATTTTATAGCAATTTGAATATCGAATATGTCGATCTTTGCTTTTTCATCATTTAATTCTACTTCATGTTCGAAAAATGTTCGAACATATTTTTTAGGATCATCAGTTAATGTGTTCCAATACGCTTCTGCCACTTGATCGCCATCACCTGTGTACCAATATCCTGATACTGATGCCGCACCAATACTTCCATATTTACTTGCAATATAATTATTGAGTGCTACTGAATTTCGAGGCCAGTCATCGTAGATACTTTCAATATCATTTATTAACATGATAAGATAATCGTATTTTGGTGTGCCGTACAAACGATTTGATAGTGCTTCAGGACGTTCTCCATCACGAACAATAAATTGCCCAACGGAAGGAGAGGTTTTAAACTTCTTCACAAACTCTGTGATTTGTGCAGACACGTTTAGATCAACAACTTTTTGATAATCAAAGTCGTTAATGAGATAGAGTATTTTAGGATAAAATTGAAACATTTTATATCATTGAGAAGTTAGTATTTTTTGCTTCTGACATACCATCACCAAGTGTTCTTGGAATAATCTCTGTCAACTGGATTGTTAATTGTGCTTCTGTTACGTTGCCATCTTCAAAGAATGTAAGTTTCTGACCACCGTAATCAACTGAAACAGAATCAATTACACAAGGCTTGCTTCTAAAAATTTTAATGTCTTGTTCTACAGTCTTAAATATTACGTCAAACTGTGTGAGGTGCGGATAGCCAAATGTAAATGTGCTACCTTCGCCAATTCCTGTAGGAATTGTATTCGCTCCTCTGCTGATTGTAGTGTATCTTAGATTACCACTTACGTTAGGAACTGAGGGTGACGAAGCAACCCTAAAAGTATGAATAATTTTTTTGATGTTGTCTGCTTCTTGTTTTGTTCTCGGGCGCATGATAACAGGTATTTGATACTTGCGATGTTGCGGACCTTTATATAACAACTGAGCAAATGGATTAATTGCTTGTCTTTGAGTAAACTCAAATTGTGAAATATTATTCATACCACCAGATGCAAGAAAGCCTTCAACGCCAGCCAATGCCCTAGCAATACCTGTTTGAAATGCTTCAGACGCACTTAGTCCATACTTTGCAATTAAACTAGAATCATATCCTTCTTCGCCCGATGCTTTACCGAGTGCTAAAGCATTTTCCTTTTGAAGTAGTTGATTGCCTGCACCAAAAACATTATCTGTTCTCGCATACTCTGAGAAGCCAGAAATGTTAAATTGATTAGGCATTCGCAGATAAATAGTAGGTGCCCTTTGATTATTGAAAAGATTACCAAAGGCATCAAGAAATTTGAATTGTAGAAAAGGCACGTTAAAAGCATCATTCTCAATAGGAAATTGCCATACTCCAGTTCCTTGCACTAAACCAGCCGCACTATAACGGTCATGCCCGCTTACTTCGGTAGACGCTTCCTGTATTCCCGAACCAGCCTCAGGATACAGAGCAGTCTGCCCGTCAG